AGAGAAGTAAGAGCGCAATCAACATAACCGCGTTCACCTGCACCAAGATTTGGAAGGCGAGTGCTTCCCATTGGGATAAGCTCGGAAACACCGAAGTACTCAGGGTTGATGAGGTATCCAGCATTTTTGTTGGTTGTGTCAGGAGAGCAGTCAGGGTTCATGTTAACGATGGAAACCATGCCGTGGTCACTTTGGTACATTTCGACCGAAAGAGTGATTTGAGCTTCGTTACCATTGTAGTTAACAGAGCGAACGCCAGCGTTTGCAGCGTTTCCTTCGAAACCTGTACGAGCGAAGTCGCTAACCTTACGTCTAAGAGCAGTATCTGCAACAAGAGTCAATGACTCTGTATTTCCGCTTACGCGGAAGATGCTTGTGATAAGCTCGTTGAGGTTACCTTCTGTGAACGCACCAGAACCTGGAGCGTGAATGCTGTCCGAGGGAGTGCGGTAGTCGCTAGGAACAGGATTGGTTGCTTGCGCACCATTCTGGATCCATTTGCCAAGGCCACGAAGACCGTAAGCTGTGCCAGCACCGTTTTCTACTGTCATTTCTTCGTCAGAGATAAGAGTAGCTTCAACGTCACGTTTTAGTTCGCGGATTGCTTTAGCTTCAGCTTGAGCAACTTTAGCAGGGCCAACTGAGTCAACAGCTTCCTGAAGGTCAGAAACAAGGTAGTCTCTGCGGAACTTCTGGATGTAGTTGCCAAGTCTAGCGCGAGAAGCGAACTTGTCTGTGAATGCAGTAACATCGCTGCCTTCAGCTACACCAGCTGTGCTTACGTCAGCAAGACCGTCAACAGTCCATTCAACGAAAGTAGAGCTTGCGCGTTGCTTAGAAGCAGAGGAAAGAACAGGAGTTTCTTCAGGAGCAAGGATTGTCAAGACATCTGTCAAGTCCTCGCGATTAGATACTGATGAACCCTGTCCAGAAACAGCACTAGGTGCTGGAGAATAGGTATTTGAAATAGACATTTTAAATAAGTTTTAAATAAGTTTTATTGAGATAATTGTAAGGTTCGCATACGAATGAAGTCATTCTTTGAACCGTTCTTCTTGAATTGATTAGACGCATTTTGAAGATTCTTCAGAGCAGCAGGAGCCTGCCGTTCTGATTTAGCAGATCCAGGTGTACCAGAAGGGGGATTCAATCTCGCAGAACGAGAAGGAGTACCTTCTTTTACTAGCTTCCTTCCGTACATACTGTTCGCTGCATGCGCCAGTAAATAAGGTAGTTGAGCAGCTACTTCAGGATCGAACTTGTCCAGACCTTGCAGTCTTGAGTCATTCAGCATTCCCTCGTATTTTTCCTTGATGTCGCCTTCTTCCTTCATCCAGCTGAACTCTTTCTCCGCCTTCTCCTGCAATGAAGTCTTGGACTTCTGTGCATTTTCAATGCGTTGAATCTTTTTCAACTGCGCTGGAATAAACTTCTTCTCAGCTTTACGAGCTTTTTGCAGATGCTTTCTTACATCAGCCTTGGTAAGTTCTTTACCTTCAACCTCTGTAATTACGTCATCCGCTGAATAACCGTCACTATCAAATATCAAATCTTCAGCCCATTCAATAACCTGTTCAACTTCGGAAGCTACATTTTGTAACTCCTCGACTGAAGAAAGTTCTCTGTATGGGTTTTCTGAATCCTTGACTTCTGGAGCGACTTGACTAGACATCTCTGTCTTGATCTTTTCGAGTTCGGCTTCAGCAGCTTTTCTTTTAGCTGTGAGTTCACCGAATCTAGCAACTGCACGACTACCCAACTTGTCGGATAACTCACGCAGTTCCTCTTCAGTCATATCATCTAATTCAATCTGGGAAAGAACGTCTTGTTCTTCAGTACCTTCTTCAACTTCCGCGGTTTCCTCTTCGGCTTCAGATGCTACAGCTTCTTCCTGAATTTCTTCAGGCTGCTCAACTTCGTTCGTTTCCGAACCAAGAATCTGACTCTCCTCAGGGACTTCCTCCGCTTGTGCAGGGGCAGGGGTTAATTCCTGCTTCCTTCGCTCTGCGAATGCTGATACTGACATGTTTGTCGCTTGCTTTGGTTCAGCTGCAGCGGTAGCTGTTTCTTGACTTTCACTCATAATATAACGCTTTTTGCGCCAGCGATGGCGATAAGGCATTATAGCACTAGTTTTTGGTCAACTATATCTGAGGGAATCTTTTTTGCAGAGTCTCCCAATCGCAAAGACGAATAATCTCGTCATATGCCAGGATCTTGCCTGCAGTCTGCTGTACAACGTCAATGTCTGCGCCCTGCAAATGACTGATTGTTTCTTCTCTCAGTCTCTGTATTTCTTGAACAACTCTACCGAAGTGTTCATGCCTGTGCAATATCTGTATGTCTTCTTGTAGATTCATTACATTTGTTGTGTTTGCATTTGTCCTACAGAAGCTGCTCTAGTTCCTAGTTTACCAAACTCTGATCCATTGATCATTTGTTGTTCCTGGAATGTGTACTGAGCTGCGTACTTCTGTAGTCTCTGCTGGAAGCCTTGATCCTGCTGCAGTCTAGCTGCAATGTCAGGCTGCTGAGTGTACTGCTGGAGTATCTGCGCTGCAATCTGACCACCATTAGGTCTAGCAGGCATTTCTATTCCAGCGAAAATCTTGGATAAGTCATCAAGTATCTGCTTCTGAATCTCTTCAGCTCCGCTCTGCGCTTCCTGCATGATACTGTCAGCAAGGATAGGATCGATTGATCCAGCTGCAGCCATCAAGAGACTGTCCACGTTGATTCTACCATTGCGATCCAATGAAACAAGCTCGACTAGTTGCTTTAACTTGGCCTCCTGTGTCTTAGGGTCGTTGTTTACTGCGTCATAAGAAACTGTAATGTCATAGTTCTCGTCAGGGTTTCCCTTGGAGAATACTTGAGGGTCTGGTACTCCAGTTACCCTGAAGAACATTTCGTCAGGGCCGAAGCGCTGAAAACATGTAAAGCACATACGCATTACTTCAGAGCAATGCTGCAGGAACTTGTCAACGAGGAACTGCTGCCTAACCTTAGAGATTGAACTATCTTCGTCCAGTCCAGTAAGTCTATCAGCTTGGTCTTGCTGGTTCTTCTCCATCTCAATGCTACTTTCAACAGAAGTAGCTGGCGGAACGTCACCAAATTCGTAGTCGTCCTTCCTTCTTCTTGGGATATAACGCCCTGGCCCCCAATCCATAGGAGGCTGATTTACTGGATGCATTATCGGTGGAAGCGTAGTAATGCTATTCCTATCTATACGTGTATCCCTTTCAACTTTTACCTGCTGCTGAATACCCTTTAGCAATCCTGGGATTGTAGTGGTATCGTACAGTCTTTTACTGTCCTCGGACAGTCTAGTTACGACTACTGGATAATCATCATATCCATTCAATAATTCAAACTTAGCGTAATCCTGCTGGGTTTCAGAAGTGAAGTCTCTATGAAATACTGTGCAATAAATGCCTTCTGCTGCGTCATCTGGATCCACAAGGCGCTGATAGCAATGAACAATCTCTATAAGCTCTTCTGCTTCGTAGGAACTATCCTTATAAGAATTGCTTCTACGGTCTTCTTGTTCTGTTTCAACGCTATCAATGTTTACTCCTCTGAATTTTTCAATTACATAATCAACAAATCCTTCGTCCCAGCCTTCAGTAATGACCTTGTTCTCCAGTTCCTGAGCTGTGTAGTATGTTCTCCAGAAGCAGTAAGGCGCTCTCTGGGGATCAGTAACATAGCTAGGGAAGAAGAAGTCACCGTCAGGCGCAAGAGTCTTCAACTCAGGTGCATCAATCTTTCTGCGAACTGTAGGAAGCTCTGCTTCTCCAGTCCTGCGCAAATCCTTCAGAGCCTTCTTTGCTCTCTTGTCGGTTACTCCGTCAAAAGCAATCTTGATTTGCTGTAGAATCTGCTCGTCATCATCCATATCAAAGAGTTCACCAAACTCTGGAGCTATTTGCATTATCTGCTCCATGTTTAATCTCTGCACAACTCTACGATCTTCTCTGTTCCAGCCTACGTAACTAATCAATATACCTCTTTCTAAGAAGTAATTAGCAGCCAGTTCCATTTCCTTGTTGAAGCGCGGAATATAGCCAGACGATACCATCCATTTCAGAAAGCTACTGACAATCGCAGCCCTAGGGCCGTCAGTACCTTCTGTAGGAAAGGCTTTTACATTAGCCCTGTTGAGGCTAGACATAAATAAAGCAACAAGCCTAGTGATTCGTTCTTCGATAACGTGGCATTCAAGGTCGGATGCACCCTCCCAAGGAAAAGCGTCAGCTCCGTGCTTGCGCAAGTCCCTGCTCTTTCCTGCCCAGAAGTTGTGCCTGTCGTCATACGCCTCTCTGCATTGGTCAAAATAAGACTCAAGCTCTAGTACTGTTTGGTCGTAGGCGTATTTAATTGATTTTACATCTGGTTTCCCAGTATAGTAAGTTAGTGATTCAGATACTTCGTTTTGCATGCTCCGCTTTTTTCTTTGCTTTTTTTAGTATACCGTATACGTAGTTTTTAGGCATCCCTATCATATCACACAATTTTTCTGCAGGAATCTCTTGAGTGTTTAGAGTTAAAGCACGAACTAGTATCTCCCAGGCCAAAAACCTATCGACCTGTTTATCGATCCAATCTTCGTCAAGGGTAATGTCTTCATCTGTACTATGCATTGAATAATTTTTCCCTGATGTACCTGAATGAAGAGCCAACCTTATCAGCTATTTCTTCAATTAAAATGCTCTTACCAAGAAATGTTTTCTGCATTCTTCTGGGTACAACAACTGGTATGACTTTCTCTATTTCCTGCACTTTCGCATATACATAGCTAGGGTTGGGCGCTAAACGAATAACTCGACCCCTGTGGTGCTTAGGTACAATTTCTGGGACAATAAGAGCCACGTTTAGTAGTTCTTGTCCTTCTTCGGAAATCCAAGTGTTCTTGCCTTTTCCACTAAGCATGGAAGGCTCTAGTTTGTCCTTGCATATCTGTAGGCATTGATCAAAATCGAAATCAGTTTTCACTTCATTCATTATGGTTTGTAGTCTCTTCTTTGGCATTAATATCCTCCGCTTGATTTATTTTGTGCTTGCAGGCTTGCTGCATTGTAGTGATCTGGTCCATCCCCTGAATTTATCATCCTGAGATAGCGCAGTAAGTCAAAGAAGTCTTTCAGCGCTTCATCGTTCTTCCCTTGACTATTGTAGTTGACAATACTGTCTATTAAATTTCCGCATGCTTGGTCTACGTAAAGCATAGGTCTGTTCGCTTTATCTATTTTTGCATCTGGATTGTACGCAAGCCATTCGTCCAGAGCTGCGATACCTGTCTCTTCCTTTACGCCACTACTAGGAATGAAGTGCATGTCGTAGTCCCCGAATGACGTAAATAGGTCTTCGTTGTTTTCATTTTCTCTAGCGAAGTATCTGCTGTCCCCTATGCGTTCACTAACTTCAATCCCTAGTTCTTCCTCTATCTGCTCGAACAGTTCTGCGTAAGAACCTATGTCCAGTCCTATCTTCTTAGCTGCAGGGCCGAACTTCCACTTGGGGTCACCAAATATAGCCCATTCTCCGTAAGTTTCTCTATCTGGCCACTCCTTGATTACGTATGTTTCTCCGTCCTTGTTAACTGCAGCCCAGATCATACTGAAGTTTCTAGCCCCAGCTGGGTCAACGATATGGTAGCAGGTGAACTCCTTCTTATTAGTAAAGTCAGGCATCTGCATTCCGTGACGATTCGGGGTGTCCGACAGGACGTTCACGCTTGTACTAAACATAGGTAGAAGCGAAGTCATACTCTTGACTGGAACTCCGTAGGCACGAACCAGGATCTCGTCCTCTGGCCGATCCTTCAAATCCTTAGCTATACGTTCGTACCCTCCAAAAGGGTTCTCGTCAGAATGAAGATAAACTACTGCTGCTTCTCTACTAGGACTGTACTGCACTACTGGTACATCCCGA